ACGGTACCGGGTCTCGGTCTTGGGCCCCGGTGCTGTGTAACCAGGCGCGTGACCGAGCACCCCGTAGGGGGGTGATGGCTTTGACCTGGGGAAATGGAGATTTGATCATGGTATCGATCATCAGATACGCCGTGGTCCAGTGGCGCGAAGTGGAGGTACCGGAAGGCGCCCTGGCTCCGTCGGGCCGCCGTCGGGCGGATGAGCTGGTATCGACACTGGGGGCCCTCGGGGTCCTGCACCGGACCCCCGGGTTCGGCTGGGTCGCAACGGACGGGGCGAATCTGGCTTGTGACAACGAATACGGCTATGACGACTACGTCGAATGGGTGGACTGACCTGCGGTAACGCGCCGCTTGCACGGTACCGGGTCCCGGTATGTGTCGGGTATCTGACACAACGTGGACGGTACCGGGTTCGCGACCTACGTTGGTCCCGGTGCCCCATTGGGGCAGCGAGGTCCCGTGCGGTTCCTACGGTACCGGGTTCGATCTTGACCCCGGTACCTAGGGATCTTGCACGGTGCAAGATCAGAACAGGAGTTTGATCATGGCGACGAAGCGCGTGACCATCACCGACCCGGCCGAGGACGCCGCTCTGCTGGCTGCGCGGGCCTACTACCACTCCGCCAACTACGGGGGATACGACAACTTTGTCACGGACGCCCTGCGGCGCGCCGGACACCCGGAGCTGGCCGACATGCGCACCCAGGGGCACCCGGTCACGCTGGACACGGCCGCACTGGGCGCGTGGCTGACCGGAGAACTCGCCGGGGTCCGCGTCACCGCCCCCGATGCGCAAACTTCGGTGGTGGCCGACGTGTTCTACCGCACCCTGAGGAGCCGCCAGTTGGCCGACTCGCTCTACACGAAGATTGTCGAGGGTGCCATCGGGTACACCGTGGCGACTGTGACGCCCACCTTCGATTACGGGGCGCTGCTGACCAAGTACAACGGGGCGGGGGCCATGCCGACGGCGTCGGGCCAGCACGCGGCGGAGATCGAGACGCAGCGCCGGGCCATGGTGGCGGCTTTCACCCTCGCCGCGGAAGCGGGGCACCTGTGCGGCTCGTTTGAGACGGTCCTGCGTGAGGCGGGGCTGGACAGCTACGGGCCGCCGCGGCAGGCGGAGGTCTCCACTGAGGTTGAGGGGTTCGGCACCATGACGGTAACCGTGCCGCTGAGCCGGTCGGGGCGCATCACTGAGGAGTTGCTGCGGCAGTACCTGTACGACGGGGTGCGCGATGTCCTGTACAGCCGGATTCAGCTGGACACGGTGGCGGGGCTGCCGGAAGGTGCCCTGCGTACCGCGTAGTTCCTACGGTACCGGGAGTCACGGGGGCCCCGGTACCGGGGGATCTTGCACGGTGCAAGATCGGAATGGGAGACATGACCATGAGCAACACGCAGGCCACCGCAACCAAGTCCGCCGACGTCACGGCCCGCGAGGCAGAGATCGTCACTGCCGCGCTGGCCTGGGGCCGGGGCGCCGGCTCTTTCGGCGACTCGTACACGCAGGGCCGGGTCGTTGAGGCCCTGCGGGCAATCGGTCTCGGCGAGCACCTGCCGCGCGAGAGCGCCGAGGTGACCGTGCACGTGACCGGTACCGTGTCGGTTCGCTGCGATGCCGAGGGCAACTGGACGCAGGAAGGGGCCCTTCGGGCGCTGGAGTCGGCTATCTACGCCGGCCGCGTCATCCCCGAGGTGACCGAGGTCGAGACGACCGGGGCGCCCGGGGCCGAGACCCTCGCCGAGTGAGTCACCCACCGCAGGCCCCGGTACCGTACCGGGGCCTGCGGTGTCTAGGGAGGTGATCGTGCAACCGGAAGAGATCATTGCCACAGCTCCCGGCGCCCTGTCTGTCGAGGTCCTCGGGTACGCCATGGAGCTGATCCGGCACGGTCGGGCCCTAGAGGCTGAACGGGTGCTGGCGCAGGCTCTAGGGTCTGGCCCGCACGCTAAAGCACTGGTGGCGTGGGAGATCAAGCGCAGGCTGGCCCTGCACAACTGAATTAGGACAAAGGCCCCGGTACCGTGAGGTTCCGGGGCCTTTTGTGTGTCTACTGGCCGGTGAGCCCCGTCCCAGTGGACCACGGGGCCCCGGAAACGGCCCTCGGAGCCACGCAGCGGGCCCAATGGGGCGTTACCCATACCCAGGTAACCCCCCGACATATGGATCATGTCCCGGAGGCTCTCAGCCGATGTGTGAAAGAGTCGTTTCTCAGCTCGCCGGAAACCTCCCCCATTCGGCCCCCGTGGACCATGTCAATCAAGCTTTGATCAAAAAGAGGCCCGGCACCGCATGATCACGGTACCGGGCCTCATCCCCCGTGAGATCATCCCGCGTCGGACAGCGACGACGCGGCAGCGCGCTCCGCGGCAGCCAGCGCCTCACCCCAGGTGTAGCCCTGGTCTTGCCACTCTTGGGCCACCAGGAAGTACTTGCAGGCGCCTACGGTCATCATGTCCGGGAACGCTGTCGCAACGGCAGCGATGCTGGTGATTTGCCCGTGGTGCCGCGTCTCACCGGCAAGGTCCAAGGCGACCCCGACCAGGCACCCAGTGACACGCTGGGGCAAGTCCAGTGGGTACGGGTTTCCGTTACGATCGCGGTCACTCGCTTCGTACTGGCATACGCCCAAGCCGGACGGGTTGTACACGAAGTCGGGCCCCTGTGTGGCTACTGCCTGCGGCAACAGCTCCCGGGCCTGCGCAAGGTTGATCATTGGTCTTGCTCCCTTCACCCGGTACCGTACCGGATTCCAAGACACACAGGGCCGCAAAGCCTTGTGTGCCAAGGAAACCGTGCGTCACCAGTCCTGCGGCATGTCATGGTGGGCCCACTCGCCCGGTGTGATCCCCAGCGATGGCGCAAAGGCCAGCAACCCAACCACCTGCAAACCGGCTTGCAATTGCGCCTCCTCCCGTGTCCCGGCCGTGACCTGCCTGCCTGGCCAACTGCCGGCGTTACGGCTGGCCCCGGTACCGACCGCGTGCCAGTGACCCGGTACCGACCCGTGCTCGGCGCAGGCACATGGCCACACGTGCACCACCGAAGTCACGCCGTAAAACAGCTCCCGAACCTCCCGATACATCTTCACGAGCGTGTCCCGTACAGGTAGACCAGGGCCCCAGCGTCCCCCACGCCGTTGCCCTGGAACAACGGTACCCAAGCGCACGGCCACGGACCGCCGTCCTCGGTCGGGCACAGGTCGATGACGTCGCCGTCTGGCCACATGCCGCACGGCGGAACGTACCTCCAGGATCCATCGGTCCACATGCCCACGCAGGGGCCGGCATCCTGGCACAGCGGCACCGACAGCGGCCCGGCGTCCACGGCGGTACCGACCGGCCACGCCGCGGGGCTGCTGGCTTGGACCCACAGGCCGCTGTCGCCTACTTCGTCCACGCACGGCTGCGTTGGGCCCGCCATGGAGCATCTGGGCACTGGGCCCGGTACCGTGCACGTCTGCTGGCACGGCTGGGTTGCCTGCCGCCGGTCACCGCAGGCAGCCAGCGCCACGATGCACGTAATGATGATCAGCGCGGACCACAGCAGCGTGAGCCATGGGCCGTTGCGGGTGTTCTGTCGCGTCATGATCTTCTCTCCCGTTCCACCCGGTACCGTACCGGATTCCACAGTGGGCAAAGATTCCTGGAATCGTTGCCCACCATGGGAATCGATGCGCTACGCGGCAGCGTCCAGGCAGTGGTCCCACAGGGCCATCCCTTGCGCCGCAAGGTCTTGGTGATGCGTCGTGGTCCGCGAATACCGGTGGCTGGGCGCCACCCACCGGCGCCCAGCCAATCGCCAGGCAATGGGGGTGACGTAGCTGAAGATCACATAGACCGGGGTGTCGCCGTCAAGGGCACGCAGAGCGAGGATGGCGTCCCCTGGCAGGCTGCCGATCGGTACCGCTAGCGGCGTGGGATACCAGTTGGCACTCATGTTGCCGATCTGGAAGCTACGCAGCGTCCCGATCAGGTCGATGATCCGCTTGCGGTTTTTGCTGCCGTAGGCCACTACGCGAACACCTCCCGCCACGCCCAGCGCAGGGTGCCGTACGAGATGGTGCCATCGGCCAGGAAGCCGAGACGGACGGCGTCACCGCCGCTCAGGCCGAGGCGGAACATCCGTGAGAAGTCGCCGAGGGCCTGACCGGCGACGCAATGCCGACAATCTTCCATGATCAGCCCGTCCCAGTCGATGCGGTCACGCCAGCCCGGCGCCATCATGTCCAGCCAGAAACCGCCGACCACGACCCGGCGCCGAGCCTCGGCCGCCCTGGAGGCGATGTGCCACTGCTCCGTGATGATCGATACCATGATCAAATCTCCATTTCCCCAGGTCAAAGCCATCACCCCCCTACGGGGTGCTCGGTCACGCGCCTGGTTACACAGCACCGGGGCCCAAGACCGAGACCCGGTACCGT